GCTGCTACTTATACCCCTGTTGTACAATCAGATATGACAGACGAGGAATTTGACGACATCGTAAACGCAGGGTTAGGTACTTGGCTTAGAGTTCGTAAAGATGAATCTATTACTGTACTTGAAACTCCTACGTCAGCTTTAGGCGACATGGAAAAAGCTATTCAAGGTACAGTCGAAGAAATGGCTAAGATGGGTATTCGTATGCTTTCACCGGAGCAAGCAGCTTCAGGTGTAGCACTAGAAATCCGTAATGCTTCTCAGACAGCGCAGCTAGGTACACTTAACGCTAAAGTCTCAGGTACTATTCGCGAAGTAATGGCATTTATGCTTAACTGGTATTACAACACTATGTATACAGGTGATGACTTAGAATTCCAAATGTCTAGTGACTTTTCTCCTATTGTAGGTGGTGAAGGTGCTATGCGCCTTGTTTCTGAGTGGTATCAATCAGGGATTATTAGCCGTTCAACTTGGATTAACATTGCTAAGTACAATGACTTCTTACCCGCTGACTATAGTGATGAAGAAGCAATTGAAGAAATACAAACTGATCCGTTAGCAGTTCAAACTAGCGCTGATCCACAGATAGATATTGAAGAATAGTTATGAATTATTTACAGGTACTAACAAACAATTACTTACAAATCGTAGTTGGCCTTATAGTATTTTATGTAGGGCTTAAAATGTTTTCCGGAGGAATGAAGTCGATAGGCAATGTAGACCATTTAAATTGGTTTATTGCTAATCCGATTTATATGTTCTTTGGAGCAATTATAATGACACTGCTTTGGCAGTCGTCTTCTCTTTCTACTACTGCAATTATTGCGCTAGTAGCTTCAGGGGTTGTTCCTTTACCTGCTGCTGTAGCAGCGGTACTAGGGGCAAACATTGGAACTACAGGAACTATTTGGCTAGCAGGTTTGCTAGTATCTGACGGAATGCCTAAAGGAGATACGCTAAGAATAGCAATAGCTCATACAGGCTTAAATTTATTAATGGCACTTACAATGTTACCTTTCGTACATCACATTGCAAGGTTTCTATCAAAATTTTAAACATTTTACTACTCAGAGGAGTACTAAATGGATATCAACTTAAAACTTTATGATCGTATTGTTGATCATATGACTGACGTAAGACTATACGAAGAAGGTGTACAGTTACAAAACAGACGTATTATGCGTAGGCATAGGAAACGTTTAAGAGACATTCTTTCAGAAAGACTAACTAATGATGTTACTCCTGAAGTAAATCGCTTTGGTCGAGAAATGTTAACTCATCAAACTAGCTCTTTAAAAGAATTTTCAACATCTCAACTGGACTTTCATTCGGACAATTTAAACAAAGAACTAAACAAATTTTATAAGGTTTCAAAGCCACGTAGTAAAGAACTACTTGCTGAAATAACTGGATCAAACATTAAAGGTGTTAAAACAGTTACTCAAAATATGAAAAACATTTCATCAGGTGAACTTGTTAGAATACAGTCTAAAGTAAAAGCAGGACTTGCTAAAGGCGAAGCACCTAAAGATATTATTAATAACGTTCTTAAAACTACTAAGCTTACAGAAAATCAAGCTAAAGCTTTAACTAGAACTTCAATTACTAGTACACAAACAGCAGCCTTAAAAAAAGTTACTGAAGTAAACTCTCATGTAATTAAAGGTTACATTTTTACTGCTGTGCTTGATAGCCGTACTAGTCCTATTTGTTCTTATCACAATGGAAAAATTTATGATGTTAATGACAGCCGCTTCAATCCTCCCCTTCATTGGAATTGTCGTAGTTCTCTTGTTCCCGTTTTAAAGTCTAAAGAAGAACTTCAAAAAGAAACTACTAACAGACTTAACAAAACAAACTTAGCTAAAAAGAAAGAAGAGTCTCTTTCAGGTATTGCGCCTAAAATAGAAGCTTATGGGGCTTGGTTAAAGCGTCAAGCATTTGATATTCAAAGTAAACTTCTTGGAGGTATGGACCAAGCTAATTTATTTAGACAAGGAAAACTTAAAGCTGAACAATATGTTACTCCTAAAGGTAAGGCATTATCTATCCAAGCTTTAAGAAACAAAGCCGCTAATGCTACTGCTATATTTGCACCTAAACAAAAACTTAGAGAACAAACAGTAGATATACAAGCTAAACGACCTAGCTCCATGATACGTTCACCAGAACAAAAGGCTTTAGTAAGACAAATGTTTTTACTTGATGCTGATGACTATTCTAAAACCATGTCTTTAACAGACTATAAAGGTACTAGCCTTGCGGGGAAAACTGCTTCTAGGCGCAGAGTAGGAAATGAATTTGATGAACGTAACTTTAGTGCTGATCCGCTAACAGGTGAAATTAAAAACAATAACATTTATGATCCTGACTTTAATTTGTATCAAGAACGTATTGACTTTATGCGTAACTCTAAACTTCTTAAACAAGATGAAAAAGATTTTATTGAAAGCATTGCCGCAGGGTTAGATGATAAAGTCTCAGTTAATCAACAAACTGTTGTAATTGAAAACTTAAGAGTTGTATTTGAACGTTATGCTAAAGATAAAAAACCTTGGAATGATGTTGCTGCAGTATTAAGAGCAGAAAATAGATTCGCTGTACAAAACGTTTCTAGGCTATTAGATACACGATCACGTAAGCGTTCTGAAATGTTTGTTAGTTACTTATCTCAAGACAAACCTCAAGTTCAAATTATGGGTAAATATTATGAATTTAATAAATTGCAGAAAGATCAATTAAAAGATCAAAGATTTATTGATGCATGGCGTAGAACTGAAGGTAAAAAATTAGCTCAAAAATTGTATTTTACAGGTAGAGCACCTACTAGAGTATACTTTAGAAACTATTTTAAAAAAATTACAACTAAAGAAAAATTTGTTAAAAAGCTTTTAAACCCTAAAACATGGGAAGGTACTGATTTTGAATTTGTTTTACCTGCAATAAAAGAGTATAACAAGTTAAGACAAAGAATATCTGATCCTTCGGATTCTGCTATTACAAAAATCTTTTCAAGAGGAAGAGAAGAATTAAGACAAATTTTAGATTTAGAATTTTTAACTTTAAAAAAGAAACCTTCTTCGCAAATAATGGATGAAAAAGCTTTAGATAGCTTAACTAAAATTACTAAACTTATTGCTTCTGGCCAATCAACTGATTATGATACTTTGGCTATAAATATTGGAAAACAATTTTCAAAAGATTTTGAGAATATTATACCTTTTACTAAACACACTCTTAAAGACTTTCATAAAGAAGGTTCTAAGATTTTAGAATCAATGAAAGATCAAGGACTTATTAAAGTTCAATTTAGAGGTAAGACTCGTCGAGGGATTTTAGATTTAGATACAGGTAGGGCTTCCGGTGGATGGTCTGATAACATTTCTAGAGAAGTTCTTGTTGTAGATAAAACTTTACTTAAACTTCAAGAAGCAGAACGTAAAGTGACTATTGCAAGAAGACTAGGAGTGGTATCTCCTCGAGATCGGCTTTATGTAAAAGCTAATAAAAAAACCTATGTAGATGCTAGAGGCAATGAAACGGGATTACCCTTAATTTCTAGAGATAAATTTCCAGATTATGATCCTAAACAAATTGATCGTGAAATGGCTCAAATGCTTAATCATGTAATGGACGTTGAATATGGAGTTGATGACGAGTTCTTCGGGTTTATGGACGATATTGCTAGATTCAGAGATCCTAGAGGGAGATCTAAGTACTATGACAGTATTAATGAGTTTCGTCATGAAATTTTAAATCGAGGAGAACAAGGTTATGGACTTATGTCTACTGCTAAGTATCATGCTCAAAGAGGGAAAAATTTTAGGACTCAAGCGTTTATTGATTCTAGGGGGCGAGTATATCACAGAGGATATCTTACACCTACGGGCGGCGAGCTAGTTAGACCTTTTCTTAATTCAGGTAAAGCTGTTAATATGAGCACTGAAGCTTTAGATGAACTTAGAATTCAAATGGGAGCTTTAATTGGTCCAGGAACTGAAGCACTTACTCAAGCAGGTCGTAATGCTATATTCAAACGGAATGAAGCTAGGATTATTGAGCTAGGTAATATTATGATGTCTAAAACTCAAAGAGATAGACGTCTTAGAGAGTTTCTTGAACACCCGTTAATACGAGGGTTAGAAGGGCCAGAAGTACCTAAGATGGGCAGAATGGCAATTGAATATGCTAGAATAGATAAACACCTTAAACAAGGCAAACCTCTTACTAGTTATAAAACAAAACTCATGATTGAAAACGATGCTTCCTCTAGTGGAGCTCAAATCATCGGGCTTTCTACAGGCGACAGGGCAGTATCTCAAGCCTCAAATGTTTTAGCTACAACTCAAAAGAACCGTCTTTATGACTTAGTTGCAATGGATACAGTTAATGACCCAGAATTTCTTAAAATACCTGCACTCAGAGATGCTAATCTTACATGGGAAGATCTTGCTAAAGCAGCCAAAGCTCAAAACATGGTATCATTTTATGGTGCTGGAGCTGCTACGAAAACCGCTAACGTGGCTAATAAGTTGTCTAAAGTACTTGACGAAAAAGGCTTTATAACAATTACTAAAGATAATCTAAGTACTAACCTTAGAGTTGTTGACGGTAAAATTAAAGTAGCTGAACGCTTAGGCGCAACAGGTACAGTAGAAGAACTTAAAAGCTTTAGAAATGAACTTGTAGAGTTAATTAATAAAAACGAACCTGTTGGTCGTACACTATTAAAACAAGCTCAAGACATACACCCTGATGTTGGTGACTTTGTTAACAAGCTTACTAATGCTCGTAGGGGTATTATTGGACCAAAAGAGTTCTCAGAAATATCTAGAATTATGTCTAAAAATCTTGCCGACAGAGCGCCTGTTACTGATAACTTTATTAACTATTGGAAACAAGTTGCTAAAGCTTACGTTGAAGAAACTCAAAAGGTTGATATTCCGTGGGTTACATTTGATGGCAAAATAATGACACAAAGATACCGTCCTAAGATTCAAGAGCGTATTGAATTTAGAGATCCGGTTACAAACAGAAAAATATCTAACATATATGAATCTAGTGCTGAAGACGGAAAGCTTTTAGGTAAAGGCTCTCTTAATGACGCTAGAATTGGATTAGGTGTTAATGGAAACCACAGTAATGATGCTGTTATAGTTAGGCGCTTTCATTTATGGGCGCGTAAAAATAACGTAGACAGTGGAACAATTCACGATGCTTTTTTTACTAATATAGGAGAAGCAAGACGTGCAAAAGATGCTTTAAGAACCATCTATGCTGATGCTCTTGAAGGAGATACTATAAGAAAAACCCTTAGAGAAATGCGCAGACAAGGAATGTCTTATAGAACTTATCAAAGGCTTCTTAAAGAAGCTAAAGATCAGGGTCTTATTGACCCTCCTAATAAAATAACAAGAAAAGACATACTAGCACCGCTCAAAGACGGGCAGGACTGGTATGGTATTGGGCCATAGTTATTTGTAATAGCCTATGCCTTTTTAGATTCTGTGAATCGAAATTAAACATTAACCTCAAGCTGTGCTTGAAAGGAAAATATTATGAGTGAAGAAAATACAGTAATTGAACAAGAAGTAACTGAAACAGAGTCCAATGAGACTAATGAACAAGAAACTGTTCAAGAGGAAGCATCTGACAGTGTTGATCCAATTGAGCAAGAGGTTGCTAATAGACTCGCTAAAATGAAGTCTAATGTTGACCGCATGGCTAAAGAGCGAGACGAAGCTCTTAAAAAAGCTGCTGAAATCGAACAACAACAAAAACAAGAAACGATGAAGCGGCTAGAAGAAGAAGGAAAACTTCAAGAGCTATCAGAAATGAAAATTGCTGATCTTGAAGCTAAACTAAAAGTCTACGAAGAAGAGAATACTAAGTTAAATCGAGATAGCGTTGTTAACTCATTGCTTGGTAGTTTAGATTTCCGCAATGATCGTAGTCGTCAACTAGCTTACCGTGATATTGTTGAGCAACTTGTTCAAAATGACAACGGAAGTTGGGTTCATAAGTCAGGTACTACTATTCAAGACTTTATTGCCTCTTACTCAGACAATGAAGATAACTCATTCCTGTTTCGAGTTAAAGCTAACTCAGGGGCGGGTACAGCGGCACCTGCGGGTGTCTCAAACACTAATGAAAATAAACCACTTAGTGAGATGTCAACACAAGAAGTGTTAAATCTTGCTGCCAAGGGGCAACTAGGTAGTTTTAATTATTAATAAGATAGTTATATACAAGGAAATATAAAATGGCTATTACAAATACAGACTTTCAAAATGTAGCGTTGGCTATCTCTGCTTACGCAGACGAAGCGTACACAACTGAGAAGAAACTAAATTCTTCAGGTATTGTAGGTCAACGTGACGATATTAATGCTAACGGCGAATCCTTTATCGGTCAGTTCCGTTACTACAAGCCACTTTCGGCTAACATTAACGTTCCATCTTTGTCAAGTGCAACAGATGGTACTTACACTGATATCACAACCGACATTGCAGATTACGTTAAAACTGTTCGTACATTTGGTGCGCAACAAGTTAATTTGCAAGAAGTAGTTTCACGCCAAGACGGTCTTGCTAAGATTGCTCGCGACTTTGCACAAGTACGTGGTGATGACGAAGGTAATGCTTTGTTGTCTTGCCTTAAAGGTGTAGCACTAAGCGAAGTTACTCTTGGTGACAAAGGTGGTTCAGGCGCAGGTGGTTACATTGCATTTGACACAGATGGCGATGCTTCTGCAACTGGTCACTTCGTAGACATTAACGCTCTTGGTGAATTTGGTGCAGCTGCAACAGGTGCTTCCGATCAGCGTGCTTTGTTTGACTCAACTGCTACTGGCGCTGCCCGTGGTGAACGTTTGTTTAAAGCATTAGGTATGGGCTTTAAAGACTATGAGCCAGACTTTATGTATCTCGTAACTTCACCAGAAACAATGGCTGAAATGCGTGCCGCCAACTTGGTAGACGAAACTCGTGTACAAGATGGGAATCTTGAATTCCAAACCGTATTTGGTGGAAAATTCCGTTTGGTTATGACTCGTGCAAACCAAATGATTTCTGGTGCTGCGTCAGGAGACCTTAATGCTCGTTCAACTAAGTGTTCTTTCTTGATTAAACCTGCTGCAATTACTTCTGCTCCTGTAAGTGTTCCAACCCCTGTTGAAGTAGACCGTAATGCGGCTTCTTACACTGGTGGTGGTTCAACTAACATCTGGTATCGTTATGGCTTTATCATGCATCCAATGGGGTATGACTGGTCAGGTGCAACTAACGCATTTGCTACAAACGCAAGCTATGCTGCAGCTGCTTCTTGGACTCGTAAAATGAGCGCATTGAATTTGGGCATTTTGCCAGTCTTCCACTCATAATAAGTTAGGAGGAACTAATGGCTTTAGTTCTAAATACTAATAGTTATGTTGCTGTTGCCGCTGCAGATACTTATTTTGAAACTCGCATCGATAGTGCTAATTGGACTACCGCAGCAGAGACTTTAAAAGAAGATGCACTAGTAACAGCTACACAGCTTATAGACAATCGTTCTTGGATTGGTTCTGCTGTTAGTTCTTCCCAAGCTCTTGCATGGCCTCGTAAAAATACTTCTCATTATAATCCTAGATTAAACTTAGAAGTTAAATTTACAGAGTCAGAAATTCCTAATGAAGTTAAAATTGCTGTTTATGAACAAGCTTTGCATTTGTTGAACAATGAAGACTTATTAGCACAAACAACTCAAACCTTTGAAAGCATTTCTATTGGAAGTATTAGTTTATCTGATACAAATGGGGATGTTACAAGAACTTCAATTACACCTAATATTGTAATTAAACCTTTGCGCCATCTTATTCGAAGAGGTGTAGAGGGTATGGGTTCTTCATGGTGGAGGGCTAACTAATGTCTTTATCAGCAAAAGTAACTGCAGCTGTTAATAAAGCTTTTGATAGAGCAGGAGATCTTGTTAAGACTGCTACGCTATCAACTAAAGCAGTCACAGGTTATGATTTTGCTAGTGATGGTACTGTAAGTACAACTACTTCAACAACAGTATCAGTTATAATTGAATCTTCAGAAAGACCAGCAGGAGATGGCTTTAATTATAAAGCTATTTTAAAATCTGGTATAGATCTTTCTGTTTATGATACGTTAACAGTAGGCTCTGTTGTCTACAATATAACAGATCACACCGATAATGATTTCACTATTGAAGCTACTTTGACAAAGGAACCATAAAATGTTTCATAACATCTTAGCAGATATTAATAGTGTTTTTGCTGCTACAGCGTGGACAAGTAATAACATAGCAATGTATCCTGAAAATTATCAGGGTTCAATTTCAAACAGTAATGAATTTTGTCGATTTAATATTCTTCCTAGTGCTTCTGATCACTTAGCTTATGGCGGTGATAAAAGCCTTTCAGGTTTATTAATTGTTAGAATATTTGTTAAAGCAGGTGAAGGACAAACTCGCATTATGCAAATATCAGATATATTAGACAACTCATTTGAAAATAAAATTTTAACTAATAAGACAGAGTTTGGAAAATCTTATTTAAATGTAGAAGGGCTAGACCCAGCTAATCAGTCGCTTTATAGCGCACAATATATAATA